CACCAACTTTGCAATGGAGTCTATTGAACAGACTTTCAACGGACAGGCTGACTTTGGTCGTCGCGTGACTTGCACTATTAGCCGCAACGGCGATCTTGCATATCGCACTTACCTTCAGGTGACTCTTCCTGAAATCAACCAGAGCATGAGGAACGTTAACACCAATGGTGCCGGTGTTTATGCCCGTTGGCTTGATTTCCCTGGTGAACAACTTATTTCTCAGGTTGAAGTTGAAATCGGTGGTCAGCGCATTGATCGCCAATACGGTGACTGGATGCACATCTGGAATAACCTGACTTTGCCCGTTGACCAGACCGCTGGTTATTACGGAATGGTTGGAAATACCACTGAACTCACTTTTATTACCGACCCTTCATTCAATGATGTTGACGGTCCTTGTCAGAGCACTGCTCCTCGTCAGGTGTGCGCTCCCCGCAACGCCCTCCCTGAAACCACTCTCTATGTGCCCTTTCAGTTCTGGTATTGCCGCAACCCCGGTCTTGCCCTTCCTCTCATTGCTCTTCAGTACCACGAAGTCAAGATTAACCTTGATATTCGCCCCATTGACGAGTGTTTGTGGGCTGTTGGTTCGTTGAGTACCGTCAACTGCACGGCTAATGGCGGTCGTGTTACTGCCGCTTATAACCAGTCCCTCGTTGCTGCATCCTTGTATGTTGACTATGTGTTTTTGGACACTGATGAACGCAGGCGCATGGCTCAGAACCCCCACGAGTACCTCATTGAACAGCTGCAGTTCACCGGCGATGAATCCGTTGGTTCTTCTTCCAACAAGATTAAACTCAACTTCAATCACCCCGTGAAAGAACTCATTTGGATCGTTCAGCCGGATCAGAACGTTGACTACTGTTCATCTCTTGACTGCAACCAGCTTCTTTACAGGTTGCTCGGTGCCCAGCCCTTCAACTACACCGACGCAGTCGACGCTCTTCCCAACGCAATTCATGCATTTGGAGGCCCCGAGGCTGTCGACAACTACATCGATGCTTCCGGTCTCTTCTATGATGCCGGTGCAGGCGACGAAACCATTTCCACAACTGATCAGTGGTGGACTACTGGTTCCCTGAACCACGGCGGTTCTTACGACCAACCCAACTTCAACTCAAACATGAACTCCGGTGTTTCTGATGCCGGCACTTTCGTTCTTGCTGAAACCTCTCTTTCCCTGCATTGCTGGGGTCAGAACCCCGTCGTGACTGCCAAACTCCAGCTCAACGGCCAGGACCGCTTCTCTGAGCGTGAAGGAACTTACTTTGACCTCGTTCAGCCCTACCAGCACCACACCCGCACTCCCGACACCGGTATCAACGTCTACTCATTTGCGTTGAGGCCCGAAGAGCATCAGCCAAGCGGTTCGTGCAACTTCTCCCGTATTGACAACGCAACTCTTCAGCTCGTGTTGTCCAATGCCACTGTTGAAGGTACCAAGACCGCCAAAGTTCGTGTCTATGCCACCAACTACAACGTTCTCCGCATCATGTCTGGTATGGGTGGTCTTGCTTACAGCAATTAAACACTGGTTGTTTTTGTTACAATCATTATAGTTATAATTTTATTTTAATTATTTCCATATTATGAAATATAATTAAAATAAAAATTGAAATGCTGATTTGTTGTAGTTCACGCTATAAGTATTTGATAAACACAATGCATCTTCAAAAATAAAAAGGATATACAAACACACACAAATACTCCATTTATCAAACGAAATGACATTTACATTGTTTGTGTTTTTATTTTATATTTATTTTTTATTTAATATCCACCAAACGAATCAATGTAAAATCTAGAATGGATGACTCAAACGCACTTCATATTCTTCAAAAATTGACTTTGTCATTCTGTCGATTTCTGGACCAGTGGAAAAGTCTTCCTCAAAATCGGAACGAGACATTGTCAGCGACAACTCCCCTCGGATGCTTTCATCCATATTTTCCATGAACCAGTCTCTGAACTCATAGTAGGCTTTCCAATATTTAATGTAGCCTCCCATAATAAACAGCTTCAGTACATTTTTCACATAGGTTTCATCAATAGGTGTTGCATTTTCTTCATCAGCGGGATTTAAAAGTTCTTCATAGTTTAATTCTTTATCAAAGTCACTTAGAAATCGGGCAATCAGTCTCGTGTCACTGTAACCCTGACAGTGTCCACCAAATCCAAAATAAAATTCAAATTCTGAACGATGTACTTGTTTAATTGGGCGCTCCAGCGCCACAATAATAGGCTTTCCGAAAACAAAGGTTTTTATTTCTGCGACACGGACGCGTGTCTCTGCATATTGGTTGTATTCCACCTTCCATTCAAGTCCGGTAGTTAGGTGCATCTCGCAAAACTGTTTTGAAAATATATCACTCACAGTGTGAATCATGTATCCTCTACCAACAAAATATTTATTATGCAGTTCTTTGAATTTATTTACAACATCACCTTTTGTAATTTTTTGAGCTGGCGTAGTAGTAGCCAGTAATGGATTTGATTCAGAATCGGCAGAGCTCATTGTGTATGGGTTTGGGAGTACTTGTTTTTGTGTTCCTATGCTATATTAATTGTATCCAACTCTTTATATGGGTTTGCATTTATTATTTATGCACACACACGATGTCATGATAGCGCGTCATGCAGAAGAAAACAGTTTGTTCATGTTATCCGCTTCGAGTTTATTGGTAGAAGGTAAAAATAGTTTTTTAATCAAGTCGTCATCTCGAAAACGAATGGTGTAATCTTGCTGAATGCTATTTCTGCCGACGCGCCCCATTGCCTGAATTGTTTTTTCCTGCGTCATGTCTGACAAATCGCGGCTAATGTATCCGTGACAAAACTGATAATTTGTGCCATAAATATAGTCAGACGAAGCGATAATTAAAAATAGCTTCTGGTCTTGTGCGAGCTCTTTTATAATTTCATTATATTTTGCATTTTTGTGGTCTGTGATTGCACCGATACCCATTAAAAGCAGAATTTTCCAGTGAGGTTCAATTGACAGCAACATGATTTTTTCCACATATGTGTCTTCAATATCGCATGACCATGGTTTGTTATTTTGACTTTGACTTCCTCCATTCGCAGTTGCATCATCGTGCCATCTTTTCAAATGAGCGGGTCGATTCGGCACAAATAAATCATTGAGCGCCGCCCGTTTCACTTGCTCATTCAATGTTTGTAACTTGTTATTCAGTTCTCTGATTTCACCAGCATCCATTTTTTTATCAAAAAACTTGGTTGATTTCTTTTCTGTTTTTTTTGAGCCACCACCATCTCCTCCAGCGCCAGCCGCCGCTCCAGCTGTTTTTTTTTCCGCATCATTCAGTAAATCTTCAATGCGTTTTTCGACGCATTCAATTTGTTCGCACAATTTATTATTATGTTGAATTGTTCCCATAATGTCGTCAATGAGCTGCGCCGGTATTTGCGCGGTTTGAAGGCAAAAACTCGCTATTTTTTCAACATCATTTGTCAAGAAAATTGTGGGTCCGTCAGTAAGCGTGTGCGCATCTGACGTGGTTACATATCCAGTGGATTCATACAGATTGTCAGCACCTTCACCAGAATGAAAATACTCATATATTTGTTTCCAAACAGCAGGCTCCTGTTTAATATTTTTGAGAAGAATTAAATAATATATTTTAATGCTAATTAATGTAATATCATTGAAAGAAGAAAAATATCTTGAAATGCTGTATCGTGAATTTGAATATAGTTCATTTTTATTAACATACGAAATGAATTCGCTTATTTTATTTATTCCAAAATATCGCAGCAGCGTTTTATTTTTTTCACAATGAGAAACGCTGATTAGTGCGTCAGAATATTCGGAAAAGAGCGTGTGCGGAAGTTGAACGCATCCACCCTTGTTTACAATTGGAATTGATTTGCAGCAATCGTGACTTACAATGTTAAAAACCTCACCGTTTGTAAACCGGGTTTTGAAATCCGCGATTGTCGTTTGCAATTCCCTTTCATGTGGAAGCGTTGCAGATGAAAGGATTACATTGGGGATAATATTCTGTTTCCAATTTTTATGAATAAGTTCATGGTATTCGTGTGTTTGATTGTCCATTGTAATTGTCGGTTCATCCCAAAACAATATAATGTCTTCTGCCTTATTGAACGCCTTCATATAAAACATTGCGTGCAAATAGGATTGAATGTCGCTAATAATGATTTCAACATTATCTCCAACACTGTTGTCGACTTTTCGTATTCCGCCAGTTTTCCAGTCTCTTGTCGCCTCCTTCACGGCGAAATAATGCAGTCGTATATCGTCAACGCTTCTGCAGCCGAATGCGAATGCAATGCGTTTTTGAATTGATATTGCCGATTTAGCTAGCGCGAGTCCAACATGGCGAGCTGCGCAAACGAATATTATTTTGTGTTTTTCGGATAGACCAATTGGTGTAAGCGTTTTTCCTGTTCCTGTTGGTGCAATATATAAAATAAGCTTTGGATTCGGCAATTTGCAATACGTAAATATTTGTTTTTGATGTTCATATAATCCAACGTCTTGATATCTCGTGCACAAGTGATTTTTTTCAAGATAGCATTCAGAATATTTTATAAAGTGAAACACGTCTAGGTCGTCCTCATATAGTTCAAGTAAGTGTTTTACAAATGCAACTACATGCATATTTACGTGTTCAATGTTATTTTTCAAATTTACATTTAATGCATAATAATAAGACATCCAGCTGCAGCTTACAATGTCGTTTCCATTATCTTCATCATCGTCACTATCACTGTCGCTGCTGCTATTGCTTCTGCTATTATTGTCACTTTTACTGCTCACAGTTTTATCTTGTGTCTCTTGCTTATATTTATTCCACATTGCTTTCTTGTCTAATAAAAGTTTGCATATTTTTAAAATGGTGAATTCATAAACCGTTTTTATATTGATTCCATCTTCATTATTTTTAATTCGAATTGCGTCTATTTTTTTTATAGAACCATGTCCTTGTCCTTGTTTTACATTTTTACTTTTTATAGTATCCGTAGTCGTTGCCGAATGACATACAGATACAGAGGATACAGCTGGTATTTTATATTTTTTAATCATTTCATTCACAATCTCTTCAAAATATTTTTTATACAAATGCGAGTGCATTTCTTCATAGGAAGATGTTTTTAAAACTCCAATCATTGAAACATTTTTATTATATTTTTTTTGAACATCATGATAACTATCTTTGATTAATTTTATTATCGTCAACTCATCGGGAGTGACAGGAATTTCCATATTATTCCATTCTGATTTTGTTAATTTTCCTTGAGAAAATGTTTGATTTTGAGTTTGCATATTTAACAATCTTACGATGGTTACCACTACTAATATAAATATGTAAACGTATATTTATATTATTAGCATATATAATATATGGTTAACCAA